GTGTCACCTATCCGCTCGAAGCCATTCGTATCCTATCCACAGGCACGTCCGCTACCAACATGGTGGGGATTGCTTCGAAAGCCCTACGCTGATGCAAGCTGCTAATCGGTTGATGCTGATGGGAAGGAAGAACGCACTGTCATTCGGTGCGGATCTTCTATCTGGTTTGAGCTGGACAGCCGGTGCCTCCACCACATATTCAACAGCGAGTGGACTGGCTAGAGCTACAGACACAGTTGGTGGTGCTAACCCACGGATCACGAAAGGTCCGATCACCATCACAGCTGGCAAGACCTATAAGTTTGGTGGCAGCTTGTATAAGCGCACAAACATCTCAGCTGTGTTGAGGGTACACAATGCAATCACTCTTGCAGCTGGCTCTTTCTTCGATGGTGGACTGCAAACATCAACAGTCAACTACACTGGTGTCACCTTTCTCGCTGTAACATCAGGGACAGCCTATCTTGGTTTCGTTGCTACAACATCAGTTCAAGGTGACTACGGTGAAATCGATGAAGCATTCACATTGCAGGAGTCCCTGTGAAAGTTGCTAGCAAGGTCGTACTTTGGGAGAGCAAAGGTGGTGGGGGTGGACCTCCGCCGCCTACTCCTGTTAATGAGTACCTGCATCCAGCTCTTGGTCTAGCTACAGACTACGGTGGCACTGAGTTCATTGATGGTGTCTCGTACACGATGGGTACGTGGTTCACTGTTATGAAGAAAGGTAGCATCACAGCTGTAAAGTTCTGGAAGCCAGCAGCTGATGGTGCGTCATCTCACACAGTTGCTATCTACCAAGACACCAATCACACAGCTGTTGCGGTTGAGGTTACATCCAGTGAGCCTCCGGGTCCGTGTTGGATCGAAGTCCCTCTCAGTTCACCTGTTGTCGTAGCGACTGATGCAGCCGGTCCAACTGATTTCACACATATCTATTGCACAGCTGTATATCGCGTTGCCTATTACGCAGCATCAACAGGTGCGTTGTTGAATGGCCATTACACTACAAACAATGCGTTGTATGCGATATCATCTGGTGAGATGCACGCTACAGACTCAGCTATTACTGGTAATGGTGTGTTTCACCAAGAGAACTTTCCAGCCTATCCAACAGACGCATTCAACGACACATACTATTGGGTAGATGTTAGATGGACAGGATTTCTATAGATGCCTGATTATCGTCTCATTCCAGACAGCATACAAGATCAGTTCGGCAAACTGCGTACGAAGGTGCAAATCTTTGGTGGTGGCTATGGGAATGGTAAGACAGCAGCAGCCTGTGTTCAAAAAGTTCTGCGAATTGCCAAAGAGTACCCCGGCGCTAACATATTGGTGGCACGCTCTACATACCCGAAGCTCAACGACACGATCCGTAAGGAATTTCTCAAATGGTGCCCAGCTTCTTGGATTGTATCCTTCCCACTCTCTAAGAATGCTGACAATACCTGCACGATGAAGAACGGCACCACGATCAACTTCCGTTACATTCAACAGCAGGGGAAGGCAGCAGGTGAAGCCGATGGCGGTCAAACTACTTCTAACCTACTATCTGCTACCTATGATCTTATTGTTGTGGATCAGTTGGAAGATCCAGAGATCACCTCAAAAGATTTTCAGGATCTACTGGGTCGCTTGCGTGGTAACGCTCGCTACGTGGGTAATGATCCAACTATGCCTCTCACTGGTCCGAGATGGCTTGTCGCTTGCGTTAACCCTACCCGTAACTGGGTATACCGCGAACTGATTGCTCCACTCAAGCTGTATGAACGAACAGGAGAGATAGGTGCCGATCTACTTTGCCTTAGACAGCCAGCAGAATTGTCGGATGGAACTCCTAATCCGGTGGCGGATGAACCCATTCTGGATGGCGATGGTAGAGCACAGATGCTGCTATCCCTTGTGGAAGGATCAACTTACACTAACGCACATAACCTTGGCGCAGATTTTATTCAAACGTTGGAGTCCAGCTATAAGGGTCAATCGCGTGACCGTTTCCTCTACGGAAAGTGGGCAGCATACGAAGGATTGGTACATCCTGACTTCGACGAGCTAACTCACTGCATTCCACGCTCAGAAATGAGGCTGCATCTGGATATGCTGTACGGTCGTGGCATCCTTGCTAAGTTCTTGGAGGGATATGACTTCGGCATGACACAACCATGCTGTTATCTGCTCGGATTTACAGATCGTTTCAAGAATGTGTTCATCATTGATGGTTTCTACAAATCTGAGATGGAGTTCAGCCTCGAAGATCAGAAGAAACGCATCTACGAGCTGAGGAATGAATACGGTGCTGACGAAGACAATCATGTGTGGGCAGACCCAGCAATCTATCGGCGTACCCAAGTCACAAAAAGTCAGAACGTCAAAACAATTGCACAACTGCTCAATGCTGGCGACTTTGGTGTACGTACTAAGCCAGCCGACAATGAGATTGCGCGTGGGCTTCTTAAGGTCAACACATATCTTGGTATATCTGACTATCATCGACATCCAACTCGACAGACCTTGGGTGCTCCCCATCTATTTGTCGCCTCTGAACTCACTTACCTCATATCGGAGTTTAATTCCTACTATTGGAAGGTTGGAACTGACGGAAAGCGAATAGACATTCCAGTTGATAAGAACGATCACGGTATGAACGTACTCAAGTACATGCTTGCTAAGGAACCAGACCTAGCTGTTCGTGTTCCCAAGCCGAAAGATCAAACGCACCTCCATCAATGGGGTGAACGTCCCAGTGTAGAAGAAAGGTCACGCCGTCATGGCTAGTGAAATCGACAAACAGATAGCAGTCACTGACGGTGAGATGACACAGGAACAGGCATCGAAGCCTGACTATCAACCGATCTACACTGTGTATGAAGGTACGCGTGTTCCTGTATCCAAGTCCATGGGTAAGCTATGGAAGATGCGTTTCAACGAAGCCAAGCAGAGACGTAAGCAATCAGGTGAAGAGGATCGCTGGGATGAGGTCATTGGATACTATCAGAGTGACCACGGAGCGATGTACAACAAGAAAGGCCGACTTAATGAGGTTGGCCGAGGCACGATGCATGAGCAGAAGTACAGCACTGAGAACATTGTATTCGCGAACACTTCTGCACTGGTTCCAGCTACATACGCTAAAAACCCTGACCTCAATGTCACCAGCTTCGTCACAGATGATGATAGCACAGAGAAGAAGGCACGGCTGTTTGAGAGATTGGTGGACACCCTATTCAAAAGGAAAGCAGCCCCCGGTCTCAATCTCAAGCCGAAGATGAAGAAGGTAGTCCTGACGACAACTCTGACCAACATTGGTTATATGGAGCTATCGTATGTACGAAAAGAGCAGGGCAGCGAGCAAGCAGTACAAGAAGTCACACAGCTTTCCAAGCAGCTATCAGAAGCGACGGATGTTTCCGAAATCCAAGAGATTGAAGGGAAGCTACAAGCACTGGAAGAACGTGTCGGCTTCCTCTCAGCTAGTGGACCTAAGCTCAAGCTACGTCATCCTAAGATGGTTATCATTGACCCATCCGCTGAGAATGGAGATCCCGATGATGCTGATTGGCTGATGATCGGTGAGTTCGTTCGCACTGATTACCTTCGTGCTGTGTATGGTAAGAAGGATAAGGACAGCGATGAGTGGAAGTCTATCTACAAGCCAACTCACGTGTTGAGTGGAGAGAAGGACATAGACGGCCATGACGACGAAATCAATCACTTCTCGATCATTAGCGGCACTCCATCTGAGCATGAGAAGTTCGGCTACCATCAACAGGAAGACTTCGACTACAATTGCCGTACACTGTGCTGGTACGTATGGGACAAGACCACAAGACGAGTGTACATGTTCAATAACGATGATTGGTCATGGCCGATCTGGGTTTGGGATGATCCATATAAACTCAGCCGCTTCTTCCCTCTGTTCGCACTGTCATACACAACGGACCCGGAACTCATGTTCGCAAAGTCCGAAGTTATGTACTATCTTGATCACCAAGACGAACTGAACGAGATAAACAACGAACGTGCTCGTATGCGTCACTGGGTTATGAGCAAGGTGTTCGTTGATAAGAATGCGGTCAAGGATGTCAGCACGATCACTCGCTTTCTTCACGAGGATACGAAGGAACTTGTTCATGGGATCGACCTCCCTGAAGGCAAGAAGCTGTCCGACATTATTGGTGCATTTCCAGCTCCCTCAACACAATTCGAGCAGCTGTTCGATCCTAAGCCTATATTGGAGTCGATCAATAGACTTAGTTCAGTCACGCCAGTTCTACAGAATGTGCAGTACAAGACGAACACTACAAACAAAGCGATCGAAAGCTATGAGTCGTCAACTCAGCAGAGACTGGATGAAAAGATTGATGCTATCGAAGACATCCTAGCTGATCTTGGCAGAGCGTTGCTTGAGATGTGTGTCCAGTACATGACATCACAGGAAGTCGAACAGCTGTTGGGTCCGAAGTTCGTAGCTGATAGTGGTGGCTGGTCGGAGGGCATGACTGTTGAGCAATTCAATCAAGACTTCAATCTGGACATGGTGGGTGGTTCAACACTCAAGCCAACTTCCAAGGTCAAGAAAGAACAGGCAACACAGCTTAGTCAAGTATTGGGTCAGTTCGCGAATGCCAGCCCTATGGTTGTCATTGTCATGCTTAAGATGATCGAACGTGCGTTTGCTGATGATGTTGTGATCACTCCACAGGAATGGGATGCCATTACACAATCGACACAAGCACAGATGGCTAAGGGTGGACCAGCACAAGGTCAACAGCAAGGAGCACCTCAGCAACAGGGTGGTGATCCCAATCAACAGGGACAAGAAGATCCAGCTATGGCTATCGTTGGTCAGGTTGCGAACCTTGTAGATCATCTGCCACCTCAAGCTAAGCAACAGGTAGCTGAAGCTATAGCTAAGGGTGTTCCTTTCAAGAGCATCATCATGCAGCTAACACAGATGATGCATGGAGCTAATCACGGTCCACAACAACAGGGAGGCCCACAACAGCAACAGGCACCACAACAGCAGCCCCCTCAACCAACGCCGCAACCTGCTCCGACGCAGACAAGGCAGTAACTAGGAGAACCCTGATATGTCAGGAGCACCAGACAATGAGTTGGATAAATACATTAACGACCTCAGCGGGATGGATGATCACGGTAATGCTGGCTCAGATATTACTTCTGTGCCTGACGATAGTGGGAGTGATCATTCTAGCTCAACGCCTAACGATGCTGTACAGGTTTCAGCTGATCATCCACAGGGACAGGCCGTCACAGATAAGAGTACGCAGACGCCGGACGCCCAAGCGCAAGCACCCAAACTCGACGCGCAGGGCAAACCCATTCCCGAAAGACAAGTCGAAAGACTTACCTCTCTAGGTGATGGTGTTTTTGCGAACCAGAAAGGCGACATCACTGACAAAGATGGAAACATCGTTGCACAGGGTGGGTTCGCAGCTCGGATGTTCCAACAGAATAGACGTATGAAGTCTATGCTTGACGAACGGTCTGAACAGTTGAACCAAATCAGTATGCGTGTTGGTGAGTTGAGCAGCCTATCCAAATCCATGCAATCATATGGACTGGATGCTGATGATGCCGCAATGGCATTCGATATCGCTGGCCGGATGAAACGTGGCGACGACATAGGTGCTGCGAAGCAAGTCTTGGCTATGATCGCAGCTAAGGGATATAACGTAACCGACTTGCTTGGCGGCGAAGTGGGTGATACTATTGAGCTTAAAGCTATCAATCAAATGATAGAGCAACGTCTGGCCCCGATCACACGACAAGAACAGGGCAGACAGCAAAACGAACAAGTAATGCAAGCAGCACGCGCGAACTACAACAAGTTCGTTGCAGATAATGAGCATTCTGATATACACGCGAACACAATCGCTGACATCATGAAACGAGATGGTATCGGAGCACAGCAAGCTTACAACAATCTACGTGAGTTCGCTGTTTCTAACGGTCTCGATTTCGGACAAGACCTAAAACCGCAAATCATTGCGAGACAAACAGCCGCTGCTGCGAAACGAGAAGGTGTTAAGCCTGTCGGTAACAGCGGACAAAAACCCATGCCAAATGGAGCTGCAACCCGTGGAAACGGTGTAACTATCCAAGTCGCTGAGGCAAATGCTGATGATGACTGGGGTACAATTATTCGAGGTGTTCAGCAAGCGATGGGCGGTCACTTAGGTTGACGTCCACTAAAGGAGAATAGATATGGCACTCAATACTGTGCTTAATGCTACTCTCACTCGCTCGCGTAAGAAGCTCATTATGGCATCGATCAAATCGAATGCGTTCATGGCATGGGCTTTCTCTACGAAGCGTGTTGAGACTGAGGACGGTGGTTACAACATCACCAATCCTCTGACGACAGGACGTAACCCTAACGTCACGTCGTATCAGTACTACCAGTCCCTTCCAGTCGCACAGACGGATGAGTTCACAACGGTTGAATATCGTTGGAGCCGCGTCGGTGGTACTGTCATCATCTCCGATCAGGAAGAAGATGAAAACAAGGGAGACGCGATGATCTTCAAGCTGCTCAAGGCCAAGATGGATGTCTTGGAAGAGAGCATCAAAGAGAAGTTCTCATCGTATCTGTATGGTGCTGGTGCTGGTAACGATCCGTATGGTCTTACCGCTCTTATCCCTGATGATCCGACGACTGGTGTTCTTGGCGGTATCGACCGTGGTGTTGAACAGCAGTGGCGTACGTCTGCTTATGACTTCGGTGCCGGTGGTCTCACTTCCGGTAACGTTGAAGAAGCGTTTGATGACGTGCTCATGGACCTGACGCTTAAGG